CTTGCAATGTGTCCAATAATGTGGATTATTATAGCAATAATTGCATTAATAACAATTTTCTATGTAGCAGTTGCAGCAATTAATGAGTTTGCCGGTACAAGTTATAGTGCGACAGGACTTATTGCAGGATTGTTTGGTGCATTGGGTGCACTTATTTATAATAGCATTGCTTATTCATGGAATGCTGTTGCTGCTTTTGTAGAGTTTATTGCAAATGTATTTAATTATCCAATGTATTCAGTTAAAATATTATTTGCTAATTTGGCAAAAAATGTTATAGACATATGTATTTCTATGACTACTGGATTTGATAAATTTGCGACTAATATGGCTAATGCTATTATTGATGGAATTAATAAAGCTCTTGAGGCTTGGAATAGTTTTGTTGATATTTTAAATAGTTTTGGCATCGCAGAAAAGTTAGGATTAGGAAAAGCAGAAAAAATAGGACACACGGTATCAATTACAAGTGATTTAGAAAATATGAAGGGCAATATTGATAGTTGGGTTGGAGATGCCCCAAGTAATTATTGGACTGTGCCTAAAATGAAAATGAAATCAGTTGGGGGTAATTTTGATTGGGGATATTCCAAAGGTGCTGGACTTGAATCTAGTATAGGAAATATGTTTAATAATAAAAATAGTTCAATTCCAGATATTAATTCATGGAATAAGTCACAAGGACCAGGAAATCTTTCATTTGGAAATGATGATAACAGTGATTTAAATAACAATGTAGCACAAGGTACAGAGAGTCTTAATAATATAAATAATTCCATAGATATTTCTAATGAACATCTAGAACTTCTTAGAGATTTAGCAGAGCAAGATAGTATTCAAAATTTTGTATCATTAACTCCAACAGTACAAATAACTACTGGGGATATAAAAGAAGAAGCAGATATTAATAAAATAATATCCCATATAGAAAATTATATGGAAACAGAATTAGCTAATAGTGCAGAAGGGTTGTATGCATAATGTATAAAATGTATTTAGCAATTAACGGTGGTGAAGAAGGTTTTATACTCCCTGTGCTTCCAGAAAAAATTGAGATGGATGAAAGTGGGGATAATAAGACACATAATATTATAAATATTGGGGAAGTTAATGTAATAAATTTACCTAAGTTAACTAAGATATCTTTTCAAAGTTATTTTCCTTTAAATAGTGGTCCATATGTAAGCTCGGAAGAATTATTCACTCCGAGCTTTTATATTAATAAGATACAAGAGTGGCGAAACAAATGTAAAAAAATACGATTTATATTTACTGGTGGACCATTGGATTCAGTGCTTAATACTTCTGCAGAAATAAATAATATTTTTTCTATAGAAAACTTTAAATATGAAGAACATGGTGGGGAAGTTGGAGATATATACTACTCTCTAGAATTAAAAAAATATAAAAATTATTCAGCTAAAAAAGTAGATATGAAAAAAGATACAAGTGGAACAGTAGCAACTCTTTCTAAAACTGAAACTAGAGAAGATAATGCTCCAGAATCTCAAACATACACAGTAGTTGAAGGTGACACTCTTTGGCATATAGCTAAAAGATATTTAGGTGATGGAAATAAATATGGTGAAATAGCAACTTTAAATAATATTTCTAATCCAGATAGAATTTATGTTGGACAAGTTTTAAATATTCCATAAAGGAGGAGCATATGCAGATACAAATATTAATTGATGATAAAAAAGGAAATGTATTTAATATATCTGAATTAATAGAAGAAGTTACTTGGAAAACTAAAAGAAAAGGTAACCCTTCAAGTTTAGAAATCAAACTATTAGAAGATAATCAAGTTACTATCAGCAATGGCAATGTTATTACCTTTAAAGTAAATGATAATAATGTATTCTTTGGTTATGTATTTAAAAATAGCGGTGATGATAGTTCAGAAATTAAAATTACAGCTTATGATCAAATTAAATATCTTATGTATAATGATGTTTATGTTGGTGTAAATAAAAAGGCTAGTGATATAGTTACAGAGATATTTAAAAAGCTTAAATTGGAGCTCGGGACTATTGAAGATACTGGATATGCAATTCCAACTATGCAGGAAGATGATAAAAAATATTTAGATATTATATATAGTGCTTTAGATAAAACTTTAGCTGCTAACACTAAGATGTTTGTGCTATATGATGATTATGGATATTTAAATCTTAAAGATATTAATAATATGAGACAAGAAATTGTAATATCAGATGACAGTAATTTAGGAAGTTATGATTGGGAGAGCTCAATTGAAGAGAGTTATAACTGTATAAAGTTTGTTAGGGATAATGAAGAGACTAAAGGAAGAGATGTTTATATTGCACAGGACTCTCAAAATATTGCTAATTGGGGAAAACTACAGCTCTTTAAGAAAATTGATGATAAATTAAACAAAGCTCAAATAGACGAAATGGTTACGGGCAATCTAAAACTTAAGAATAGAGAAACTAAAAAACTTAAGCTTAAAGATGTCTTAGGTGCTGAAACAAGCCTAGATTTAAAACTTAGAGGTGGAGCAGGTGTATATGTTCAAATTAAGAAAAAGAACATATCACAATATTATTTAATTGAAGAAGCTACTCATAAATTTTCTAAAAATGAACATACAATGGATTTTGATTTAAAGGTGGTGTGATAATGTTAGAGTTAATAAAACAGGCAAGTATTAATGCTATAAATGCAAGCAATCCATTAGATATTGAATTTGGAACTGTTACTGATTCAGAAAACATTACTATAAGAATAAATCAAAAAAAAACACTATCAAAAGAATTTTTTGTTGTTCCTGAAAGTTTAACTAGATATGAAGTTAGCTTGAAAAATTGTAATATTGTTAACGAAACTTCCACAGATTCTGGATTAGAAAAATTGATTATAAGAGAAGGGTTAAATATTGGAGACGCCGTAATACTATTAAAAATTGAAAGTGGAGCAAGGTATTTAATACTTGATAAGGTGGTGAAATAATGAGCTATATAAGTATATTACCACAAGGTGCTATTTTAAATAATATAGAGATTAAAGAAGAATCTGCACAAGCTACTAAAACATATAAAATTAAAGATAATAAGTTAGTTGGATTTTGTGATGGTAAAGAGGCATTGGAGCAGGCAATATATTTCATATTAAACACAGAAAGATATAATTTTTTAATTTATTCTAATAGTTATGGAAGTGAATTTAATGTTATATCTGAATTAGATAGAGATATAGCAAAGAGTGAATTAAAAAGAAGAATTTCAGAGGCTATACTTCAGGATGATAGAGTTAACAATGTAACTAATTTTGAATTCTCATATGAAAAAGACAGTGTATTAATAAAATTCACTGTCTTTTCCACTTATGGTGATATGAAAATAGAAAAGGAGGTAAACTGATGTTTGAGATGAAAGAAGAAGATATATTAAGTAGCATGATGGATAAAGTTCCCAATGACATAGATAAAAGAAAAAATAGTAGTTTAGTCTATAATGCATTAGCTCCAGCGGCACAAGAAATAACAAAATTAAGAAGTGATTTAGATAGACTTTTAAGCTATAGCTTTATATCTGAAGATATGCCAGAAGAATATCTAGATTCTAGAAGTAATGAACATGGGCTTACAAGAAAACCTGCAACTTATGCAATAAAACTTGGTACATTTACAGATACAAAAGGTAAATTTGCTGATATTCCTTTAAAGTCAAGATTCTCTATTGATAAAACTAACTATGAAGTAATAGAAAAGATTGAAACTGGTAAATATAAAATGAAATGTGAAGTTGTAGGGACTGTGGGTAATTATCCAACAGGATCTTTATTACCTATAGAATATATTGAGGAACTTGGAACTTCAACACTTAGTGAAATACTAACTGCAGGTGTAGACGTTGAAGATAATGAAACCTTATTTAATAGGCTTATGGTAAAAATACAAACACCAGCTACAAGTGGAAACAAGTATCATTATTTGAATTGGGCATTAGCTATTAATGGAGTAGGAGCAGTTAAAGTATTGCCGTTATGGAACGGAAATGGAACCGTAAAAGTTGTAATAGCAGATTCAAATAAGAAAGCTGCTTCAAGTGATCTTATAACAACCGCATATTATTATATAGAAGAATTGCGACCTATTGGAGCTACTGTAACAGTAACAAGTGCAATTGAAAAGTCCATAAATATAACTGCCAATGTAAGTATAATAAGCGGATTAAATCTAGGAACTGTTCAAGCAGAAATTAATGCATTACTTACAGAATACCTTGAAGGTGTTGCTTTCGATACAACATATATAAGTATAGCTAAGATTGGTAATATTCTTCTTAATACAGCGGGAATTATAGATTATACGAATTTAGAAGTCAATGGATTAACGTCTAATATAGCTTTAGGAAATGAAGAAATCGCAGTTATAGGTACTGTAAGTTTTGGGGTGATTTAGTTGAGTCTTTATCCTAATAAAATAGATAATTTTATAGAAAAGCTTAATAAGTTAGATGGTAATACTTATGTTATTGAAGAGGTAGTTACGTCAATAAATGGAGTTTATGAGTCTGAACTTATACATGATAATATAAGCATTAAAACTCTTAATGTTTATACAGGTTCAAAATTAACAGGAGCAAAAATTAACACTTACACGACTTCAACTCCAAGCCAAACTCCATGGAAAACTATAATTAAGATATTTTCTACTATAACACCACTTTATATTAGTTATGAAACAAGTGGAGATACAGTAGAAGCAGAGGATATTAATAAGCTGCAAGATAGTATAGTTAATACACAAATAGAAATAGAAAATTATAAAGATAGCGGAGTTATTGATGGTGGTAGTTTCGTATAGAAAGGAATGAGATCGAATGGCACAAACAATTTTAGTTAAAAGAGGACTAAAAGTTAATTTACCAACATTATTAAGTGGAGAACTTGGAGTATGCACTGATACAAATGAAGTTTATGGGGGGAATGGTACAACAAATTTTTTATTAGGTAGAGTCATGATGGGAACTTATGCTTCAAGACCAAATGCAGGTGTATCAGGTAGATTATATTATGTAAATAGTGGAACAAATTTAGGATATATTTATTTAGATGATGGTTCATCATGGCAAAAAGCTAATGTTTTAGCATTAAGTGATTTAACAGGAACTATTGATAATATTGCTGATGGTACAACTTATGCGAAGGTACTTACAGCAGATATTACAAGTGGACATGTAAATAAAGTCTCTGATGGTACAAATGTAAAAACAGCTTCAGAAATTAAAACACATATTGATGATGTAACAAAGCATAGGATTATAAATGATTCTGGAACAAGTGCTACTGATTTATGGTCTGCACAACAAATAAATAATAAGATTGAGCTGGCAAAACATAACATTGAGCCACAAGCAAGTGTTAAAGATAAAGATTTATTAACACCTCCTGCATCTCCAGCTATTGGTGAAAGATATATTATAGCTACTGGAACAGCAACAGGTGTATGGTTAAGTAATAACAACAAAATTGCTGAATGGGATGGTACTACATGGCAATTGTATACTCCATTAGTTGGTTGGACAGCTTATGTTGATGATGAAGCTAAATTATATTCATGGAATGGGACAGCTTGGGTAAGAACAGGAGGAGCATTACAAACTATAACAGCAGGAAATGGACTGACTGGCGGTGGGCAAGCAGATACAGTAACATTAAATATTGGAGCAGGAAATGGTATTACAGTTAGTGCAGATACAATTGCAGTAACTGCTTATAAAGGAATTACAGTAGACGCAAATGGTGTATCTGCTAACATTGATGTATCGAGCATTGTGTATGATTCTGCTAATAGTAACAGACTAATGGTTGGTACGGTTGATGGTGGCACATTTTAAAGGGAGGTGATTAAATATGGCTACTATAAAAGCTAAAAGAGGAT